TCCGCATTGATGCGGTACAGCACCGGGCCGGCCACCACGTACAGCAGGCCGCGCACTTCGATCATGCCGCGCACACGGCGGGAGCCGCCCACGCCCACGAACTCGCGCAGCCCCGGGCAGGACCGCAGCACGTACTGGCTGCGGCCTCGCGGGGTCGCCTCCGGCTGCATGTTGATGACGTTCTCAACGCTGACCGTCCTCTCGGGATGGGCGTTGAATGTCAGGCCGATGGGGAGTTGCATCAGTAGTCGGTCACCGGAATGTCGCGGGGATCAATCGGCTGCGAAGACAGCGCGATCAGCTCACGCTCCGCCGCGGCGCCCCGGGCGAACACTTCCTGGCTGGAAGCGCCGAAATCCGCACTGACTTTGCCCGCCATGTAGTTGATCCAGGCGTCCTGGCAGCGCACCGGCACTTCCTCCAGCGACCAATCAATCAGGCCCAGGTCCATCATTGAGGCGTGCGCGCTGCGCATCGTCGCCACGATGTCCTGGGCCTCTTTGGCCTCCGGGCTTTCGTCCGCGTCCAGGATGCCCAGGCGCTTCATGACGCGCTCGGCCAGTTCAGTCGGCGTTGGCATTGGCCGGGGCCTTCTGCTTGGCGGGCGCTTTGGCCGGGGCCTTCTGCTTGGCCTCGGCCACTTCAAAAAATCGGTTGCCGCGCAGCTTGCGCAGGCGGGGGCCGTCATAATCCACGGCTTTGCCGGGCTCGAACGCCACGCCGTCAAACTCCACGGCTTTGGATTCGCCCCGATAGGTGACTTTCGTCATGTCCAGCTCCAGAAGAAAAAGGGCCCCGAAGGGCCCTGGAAGGGTTTACGCGTCGGCGACGCCGGCCACGTAGGTGGTCACCACGCCCCAGTCCTTGGCGTTCGCGGTGCCCTGGGCGTACTGCAGCTTCTCGACGCCGCGCATCTCCATGAAGCCCACGCCGTAGCGGAATCCGTAGTCGTCTTCCTTGCGGGTGGTGGACTTGGTGCGCATGGCCCAGGCTGCTGCAAGCGCCTGTGCGCCGCAGAGGTAGCAAGGGGCCACGTCGATGGCCGGGGTGCCGGCGCCAACGCCAGAGATAACGCCGATTTCCGGGATCTCGCGCACGATCACGCCATCCCAGTGAATCGAGGTCGGGCCGCTGAACAGCGGGTTGTCCTTCCCGGCCTGCATGGCGTCGTTCCAGAACTTGTTGGTCACCATCCAGTTGCGCAGGTCGCGGAACGCCTTGGTGTTGACGAACATCACGAAGGTTTCCATGTCCTCGCCGTAGCGGAACGGGCGGATACCATCGCCGTTCACGGTCACCGCGTCCTGAGCGGTGCGCTTGGCCAGGGACACCAGGTCACCGGTCAGGGCATCGCCCGGGGATGCGATGTTGGCCAGAGACGCAGCGTGATCGCCGGCCACGAAGTTGCCGGCCGCAGCGCCGTACAGAACCCGGTCGCTGTTACCGTCGTGCCAGGTGTTCTTCTGGCCGGTGGTTGCGGTGCCGTAGGCCACGCCGTTGATGCTGCCCAGCGCGCCGATGATGTCGTTACGCAGGTAGCGCATCTGCAGGTCGCGCAGGGCGACTTTGCCGGCGTTACGGATGTTGATCGGCGACGCCTGCTCTTCCTCGACGTTCACCAGGGTGGCGTCACGCACAACGCCCACCGGGATACGATGACCGTCGTTCGGCAGCGCCTTTTCATTGCCCACCAGATCGGAAGAGCCGGTGTTCGGGCCGCCGCTGGAATCCAGGGCGCCGACCAGGGGGATGGTGATCGCGTCGCCGCGCTTCTTGGTCAGGTCTTCTTTGACCTGGATGATGCTGTTTTCAGTGCTGCCCATGTACCGCTTAAAGCGGTTCGCGCGGACGTACTCGATGTGGGCTTTGTCGTCCCACTGTTTGACGCGGTTGGCAGTGCTGATCGTGGTTTCAGCCATGATAATTACCTCTCAGATTCGGAAAGCGGCCGGAGCCGCGCTGATTACTTCAGGATCTCGTCGAGAGGGGTTGGGCCGGCGTAGTCGTCGGACGTGAGTCCACCTTTTGAGGATGTCGAAGCCAGGGACGGATCGATGGCCGCCTCTTTGTCTGCCTTCTTCTTCTGCTCCGCTTCGATCTCCTTGCGCACCTTCGCTTCCACGTCTTTGCGCACGTCGGCTTCCAGCTTGGCCTTGTACGAATCCACGTCTTTCATGGCGTCGTACTCGGCAGCTTTGCGGGCCGTTTCGTAGGCAAATCGCGCAGGGTTGGCGCTTTTCTGCAGCTCGGTGCGGAGCGCGGGGTTTTCCTGGGCCATTTCCATGAACCGGGCCTCCATGTCGTCGTAGTCCTCGTGCTGGCTACGCATGAAGTCCTGGCTCAGCTCGACCTTTTGCTGGTACAGCCGGGCTTCGATCTGCTGCGACTGGTGCTGGGCGGCCTTCTCGGGATCTGCCCACCAATCCGGCGCCGGTTCCGGCTCCTTCTTGGATTCCAGGTCCTTCAAGCGCTGTTCCAGCTCCTGACGCTTGCGCCGCTCATCGAGAACGGCTTTCTTGGTCCAGGGTTCATCCTCGGTGGTCTCGCTGGCTTTCGATTCCGGCGTCGAATCGTCTTTCTTTTCCTCGGCTTCCTCCGTCTCGGCTTCCTTTTCGGCCTCCGTTTCGGTGGTTTCCTCGGTCTCGCCCGTGCCTTGCTCCTTGGTTTCCTCGGCCTCTTCGGTCTCGGTTGCTTCGGGCAGGTCTTTGTCGCTCAGCATGTCTTCAAGACTCGTTTCGCTCATTTCCCTCTCCATCGCGACCGTCTAGCGCGTCGTCCGCTTTCCGCCCGCTCCCCGGCGTCGGGGCACAAAAAAACCCGCTCAGTGGCGGGCTTCGTCGTGCAGGTGATCTGGTTAAATGTTTATGTTTGGCGCCACGTCCGGGAATGCGCGAACCGTGGCGTTCTCGAGCCGCTTCTGGTCGGTCTCGATTCGGGTTTGCTCGATGTCGGCGGCGGTCTCTTCCACCTCCGCCTGGGTTTTCTGGATGTCGGCCTGCTTCTGCGCGAGTTCCAGTTGCGCCATCATTTGCTGCATTTGCTGCTGCATCTGCTGGACCTGGGCCATCATCTGTGCCTGCTGCGGGTCGCCCTTCAGCTTGTCCATGATTGCGTCTTTGTTGCGCAGGCTGGACAGTTGCAGGATCAGTTCGAACGGCACTTCCTGAGGGCCGTAGACCTTGGCCAGCTCGGTCATCACCTCGAACTGCTCCTGCTGGACGGTCAGGGTGTCCGGCGCCTCGTCGATGATGATGTCGACGTCGATCTCGGCCACGTTGTTGCGCGTGGTGTACGGCTCATTCAGGCGCGGGTCCTGGATCTGGACCATCTGCTGCAGGGCTTGGGCGGCGCGTTCGTCACCCTGCTCGGCTTGCTCTTGCAACTGCTCGCCGATGGTCACCGGCTGGTTCAGGCCCACCCACTTCAGGTTGTCCTCGTCGTCGGTGACCCGCACCCAGCGCTCTTCGTCCCAGAACTGCTTGATGCGCGACCAAATCTGCCGGTAACACCGCTTCTTCCAGTGCCTGTGGGCGTCCATCAGAGGGCCGATTTCCAGCTGCGCATTGTTCTGCAGGCTGCGGATGGCTCGGCCGCTCAGGTCCTGTTCGTTAATGCCCTGCAGGATGTTCGAGGCGCCGCGGGCGTCCATTTCCTGCTTGGCCTCGCGGAGCAGATCAGATTGGCCGGCGGCCAAGTCCGTGTTCGACTGTATCTGTACACGGCCATCCGAAAGCGTGCCGGCGGGGAACTCGACGGCCCCATCGGGCAGCTTGAGCTTTTCGGCAGTCTGCCGAGCGTTCGGCACGGCGCCTTGCTCGTACCAGACCTGCCGGGTGGACAGCATGTGCAGCGCTTTCGACCGGCGGTGGTTGATCTCGTCTTGCAGACCCAGCATGGAATGCACCAGGCCGTAACGCTCACCGTCCCGGGTGATGTAGCCGTGCACCAGCTCAATCGGGCACATCGGGTCGCCGTATTCGTCCACCAGCGGCGACGGCTTGGCGTCCATGAGAAACAGTTGGTCGGTGAAGTGCGCGACGTGCCAGACACCCTCATGGCGGAAGTAGTGCTGGCAGACCTTCACCCGTTTGCGCCGGCCGTCCACCCATTTCGGCTTGTCGTCGAACGTATCCCCGGCACTGCGCGAGGTTTGCAGCTCGGTGATCTGCTCCGCCTTCGCCGGGTACCGGCGCTTGGCGTCCGCCATGTCCATCCAGACGACGATGCCCAGGTAAGAGGCGTCGCTGAAATCGCGCTTGCGGCTGTACGGGTCGTAGTAGCAGCGGTCGAACGGAATGAAGTTGACCTCGATCTCCACCTGCCCACGCTTCATCACCGGCTCGATGATGGCGCCGGCGTAACCCTCGACGATCAGGCCCTGCTCGAACACCTCGGACGCCACCTGATCGAACTCGGTGTTGTCGGCCACGTACCGCAGGGCGTCGGTGACCGCGTCCGCCGCTTGCTCGTGGTCCTGGGTCCGGGGGAAGGCGCGAGGGTCGCTGCGCTGCTGGCGCTCCAGACCCACCAGGAAATCCACCTTGGCCGGAATCTTCGGGATCACCAACGGCGCCTGCTTGCGGCGTTTCAGCTCTTCCAGCTGGTCACCGGTCCACTGCTTGAGGTCGCGATAGTCCCGGGCCTTCTCGGAGAGCGCCCGCGCCTCGTTCGTGGAATCCTCGAATTCCTCAAACTGAGTGCGCAGCTGCTCTACTGTCAGCTCGTTCACACGGTCTTCCACGATTCGTCGGCCTCAAAGTCGTCGTCGGTGTAGTCGTCCAGCGGGTCGCGCTCGACCTGTTCCGGCGTCATGTCGTAGCCCCGGAGGCCGGCGGAAATCATCGGCTCCAGCGCGTACCGGATCGCGTCGATGTAGTGGTTATTCAGGTCCACCGGGATCGGCAGGATGTCGCCGGACAGGCGGTCGATCTTGTAGGAGTAAAGCCTTGCCTCCCGCGCCGTTTCTTCGCAGCGCGGGTGGATGATGATCTTGCGGTAGCTGCGCAGGTGCTGAATGCCGTCCTCGACACTGCCCTGCCGCTTCTTCACGCCGACAACGATGGGCAGCCCGTGGCGCTTCAGGAAGCTGATGCTTTCCGGCCTGGCGTTATCCGCCCTGACGGTGTGCTCGTCGATGCCAGGAACGCGCTCTTTTAGAAATGCCGGCGTGTCGTCCAGCTCCAGGCCCGTTTTGCCGCCCTCATGCTCGATCCACAGGCATTCGTCGTGAATCCAGCATCGGACCGCTGCGGTCGGGTCCTGGGCAAAGCCGAAGTCCAGGCCGTAGTAAGGGCCGTTCCACTGCTCGCCCGGCGTGAATTCCTCAATCTCCCACTTGCCGGCGAGGATCTGGCTATCTGTCCGGGTAATGCACTCGCCCTCCCAGATGTGGGCGTAGTAGTCCGGATCGCGCCGCAGGTCGTTCTTGCGCTCTTCCTCCAGCTCAGCGGGGAACCACGGGTTGTCGCTGTGGTTGAGCTTGATGATCTTGCTGTTCGGCGGAGGATCGACCACGAACCGCTTGTTGGTCGGGCTGTCCTCGTTCTCCGGGTTCCAGGTGAGCCAGATTTCAGAGCCCGGCGCCCGGATGGTCGGGATCAGGTTCTTCCAGCTCTGCTCGGAAACCGTCTCCGCCTCTTCGACCCAGCAAATGTCCACGCCGCTGGTGGACTTGATCTGCTGGTAGTTGAGGCGCAGGCCCTTGAACAGATACTCCGTGCCGTTCTTGCCCCGGATGTAGCTTTCGCCGATCTCGTAATGCTCGGCAAGCCACGGATAACTGCGAATAGCCGCCGCCACCTCGGCGTGCACCGAGTCCTTGAGGCTGTTCTGAAGCTCCCTGGCGCACAGGATGCGAAGCGGCTCGGCGTACCCACGAATAGCGGTCATCAGCGCGAAGCCGAACGATTTGCCCGAGCCTCGGCCGCCATAGGCACCACGGTAGCGAGCCGGGCCGGTGAACACCGGGATCAGCTTGGGCGGCAGCTCAACCCTTGCCGTTGTCATTCGGGGCGACAATCTCGATGCGGGTCGGCTGCGGCGTCATGGAGCCGTCCGGGCTGCTGTGGTCGATCATCTGGCGCGGGCTGTGCTTCTTCGGCGACATGCGCTCAGCGCCCCACTTGAGGGCATCCAGAACAACTCGGGCCGCCTGAGCATCAACCTCGCCAGAGATCACGGCGTGCCGCATATCCAGGGCTTCGTCGGCGTGTGCATAGCCGGCAGCCTCGCGCGCCACGTGATACTGCTCCGAAAAATCTTGGTGCTTCCCATCCACAACCCACAGCAAGACAGTGGACAGGGCGGGCATCTTGGCGTCACGACACACTGAGCGCAGGGATTCGCCGCCAGCCAAGCGGACGCAAATGTCATCACCCAGCTTCTTGGTGTACTTCGACGGACGCCCAGCCATTACCAATACCCTCCACAGCCACAATCCATGCTGTTCCAGCCGCGCTCACGGTCTTCGACCTTCACCTGGACCGTGGCGGCCCGGGTCTCGCCGTTACCGGTGGCGCGAACAACCAGATCGTAGGTGCGGCAGGCCTGGCCGGTGTTCAGGGTCACGGTGATGCGTGAGCCGTCCTGGCTGTGGCCGGTGACCGGCATGTCGCCCTGTACGGTGTAGCTGTCCACTGTAGGGAGCAGCAGGGAGAAGTCGAACACCAGGGGCAGCACGTCACCCTGCTCCTTCGTCACCCGGGTGGGGCGCACTTGGCCGCGGCTGTTTACGATGATGGTCTGCATGTCAGCCCTGTTGTTCCGCCGGCGGGTTCTTCTCGATGATCATGGCGTCGATCTTGGGGATCAGGTCCACGGTGATATTCAGAATTACCAGTAACGTCCCGACGATGCCGAACGCCCACATGGCGCCCCTGAACAAACTCATGATCTTGTCGATGGACTTGCCCAGCCGCTGGAATCCGGCAAGCTGATCGTCACGCAGGCCGGCCACCTCGCTCTTGAGGTCATCCACGCCCTTGAGGGCCTGCTCGGCGCTGCGCTCGGTGATTGCCATTCGGTGCGGGAGCCTCTCCTCTTCCAGTACGCGCAGCCGGTGGTCGTGGAGACCCTGACCGCGCTCGAGGTCGTTCACCCGCAGAGGGATACTGTCCATTTCGTTGGGTGCCTCATGTGTCATCCCGGGACGATCTCCACCATTGCCGCGCAAGCCACGCAGCCACAAGCCAGAAAAGAAAAACGATAATCAGGGTCAGCGTCAGGGCGTACACCGTGGTGTACAGCCAGCGCTTCATTCTCGGATGGCCTCGATCAGGCCGTTATGCCGGGTGGCGCAGTCGTGGTACTGGCTGGCCCACTCGGTCATGGTGCGCAGGACCGTGCCGGCCTCGCCGTCACTCAGGGTCGGCAGGGTCTCCGGGCACCGGGTCAGAAGATTCTGCTGGTACGGGCTCGCCTCGGGCTGCCGCGTTGAGCAGCCGGAGACCGCCAGCAGGCAGGCACACGTTGCGATAAACAGGATTCTGGATCTCACGGATCACCCCGCGGTCGATGATGCGTTCGTTCGCCTGCAGGTCGGCCAGGCGGGTCTCCACCTTCTCGGCGATCTTGGATTCGCGCTCCATAGCGGCGTCGATGGCGGCCTGAGCGCCCCGCTCTTCAGCGAGATCCCGGCTGTCCTCGTACCAGCCACGGCCAACCCAGCCGCCGGCGGCGATGGCCGCGATCAAGGCGACAACCGCCAGATACGGTCCAATGCGGTTGAATAGGGTTAACCAGGTCATTTCTGCTCCCGGCGCCACTT